TTATACGCTATAGATTCTATACGCTTCTTCCAACTAATATACCTCTCTCTTGATTCCACATCAAATATACCACCCCACCTATCACCCGATATAAAATTGGCAACAAGGAAGTCAACTATATCTTTATCTGAGTACGTCTCCGCCACTTTACGTATTGATAATAAATCCTTACGCTTTAAGAACGCTTGCTTTGACGCTCTCACTCTCCCTTGCTGCGCAATCACATCGTACCCTTCGGTGGTGAAGTGAAGTCGTAGGGCGAGGTAATACTTATAGACGGAAAACGGTTCCATAGCAATCATATAGGTAGATGGCCTCTAGGTTTGATCATATTCTCTTGCTCGGCCTCCATCTGAATCTTTTCTCTAAGTTTCTGATTAATTAAAGGACCGATACTATCTATCTCAATATCCTTCTCATTACAGTAACCTATAACGGCATCCATGTACTTGATCCCGTTACTGGCAACCATCTCATCAATATAGATACTAAACTCATTTGGTGATCTAAACCGCTTGGTAATAACCAATACGTCCGTCAACTTTTCAGCGTCATCATTCATGTAAAGTAAATCAATCCTAGTAATATTGCTTGAACCGCGAACCCGAACCCTATCGTGACCACCATCAGCATATCTTTGAGTATAGCTGATCTTACAAAATAAAGCAACAGACTTGCCCACACCAGTAACGTAATATCTAATGGTGGCATCTTATCTGTAGCACCGGCCATTACAGCAATAAAGCCTGGAATGGTTGAAGCAATTAAAACCACTATGCTGATCCATGCAAACGTATCAGCCGTCGCCTTTGTAAAGCCTTCAAAGTAGGAGAATACTGTATCTTTTAATTGGTTAAATTTTTCCATTTTTCTCACCGTAAAATATATGACGACCGATTTGACTGATCTTTGGAAGATTCCAATTAGGGCTTACATAATCGGCATGATAATACATTGCCTTATGCATTGAGGGTAATCTAAAGTTTTCTAAAAGTACTTTCTTAGCCACTTCCATTGACTCCTTGTAGTGAGCATTAGATTTAACTTTAGGACCACTTTCACAATACCATGAAAACTGGCAGATGACTTTACCATAAAAAACATTCTTTTGATAAACTACATCGCATATATTGGGTGGGAACTTGCCAGAGGCTGCCCTGTTTAATGTAACCTGAGCTACTGCAACCTTACCCTCAAACGGCTCTGTAGCCGCCTCGTGATAGATATTCTTTGCTAAGCAGGTCAACTGCTTTTCTCTGTCCTCCATTGTGATTGGGGTACCATTATATTGCTTAGTATTATAATAGTCGATTCTATTGGTGGTAAATTTGGTAACTAAAAATACCATTAATACCACAAGACCTATTTTTAAAAATAGATTAAAAGTCTTTACCATTGGTTTTCCTTATTAAGGAGGCTCCTGAGTTAACAAGAGCCCCTACCTTCAGATTACTTCTTACTAATAGTCTTAATGTTATCTTGAGGGATGTTGGAAACAAAACCATTCAAGACATGAGCCTTTGCAATGATATCTATTTCTGAGGGGTAGGCTGGGTAGCCCGGATGCTCTGGAGGCGTTTGTCCGGCGTGTTTAGCCGTCTCTACCTTTGTGGCCCAGTCGTTAGATATTACTTCGCGCTTACCGTAGTAGTCGTCACCAAGCATATCTTTGGCCATTTTGAGAAGTTCGAGACGAATCTCGAAAGGGGTCATGTTACTCATAATAATCTCCTTTGTGTGTATGAGTGTTAGAAAATGGTAGGTTATTCTGTTACGAGGAAACCTACCGAAACCCTAAGCAGTGTTTAGGCTGCTAATGCGAACTTTGAGTCGTTTGCGTTTACTTTGTTTTCTTCTTTTTACATCGTTGCTGATGTGCTGTCCATTCTGTTACTTGCTGCCCTGTCGAATCTATTTCAGGCCCAATAAAGTATACTATTATCTAAGGTATGTACTAAAGTTCTTACAACCGCTACGACCCCATTTATAGTATACTTTGGTGGACCTGGCGGGATTTGCGCCCGCGTCCAAGACGTCTTTCTCTTTACTTCATACAGCAATAATCTATGTCACGCTCGCCAAAAGAAGACCGATGCAATACCTATACATAGTATAGAGAACACTATCAGTATACCACATACTATTTGGTATACATATTCTTCTGATGATTCAGACATTTGATCTCCTTATGGTGATCTTAACTATTCTTCTCTCTGCCCTTTAAAACAATAATCTACTTACTACGTATTCATTATATATGCTAATGAGTTATTAGGCTACTCTTACGTTCATATAAATCCCGAAAGTGAATCAACCGCTTTACATGAGTATCTCTCTTCTCTATAAAGACTTGTGACTCCCCATCCTCTACAGCAATTGCAACGACGGTTTGTGAGACAGGAATTCCATACTGCTCCTCAAACATAATGGCGTACGCTGAACACTGCATGAAGTAGTTTTCAATGTATTCTTTATCTTTTTCTTTGGCAGATGTTTTAAAATCGATTACCGACATCTTCCCATCAAACTCACCTATACAATCTACCGTACCTGCAATACGTAGGTGGTCGGAGTACATACGTATCTCTTGTGCATACACATTGTTGATACGATGTAAGGTAGGGGTAAATCGTTTAAATAAATCTCGCTCAAAGGGGGTACGAAACTCAGGCTCTAAGTTATTGATATAATCTTCGCATGCCTTATGTAGTTTGGTACCTCTGGTAGAGGCTTTACCCGATATTCTGTTTGCAGCCTCGTCTCCTACCCTTTGTCGCCATTCATATATACCCTTACGGCTATACTCAGATAGGACAGTGGTAATGGAAGGATATTTATTTCCTTCTGGGGTCATATAGTGTCTTACCCCATTCTCATTAATTTGTTGCAACCTAGGTACAACTTTGTCAAGCTTTACATGATTAAACATAATATTATACTTTAGTTATTTCCAGTATGAAGGGTAAGAGCGATGAATAGTTACTGATTGCGGATTGTGATTCTCTACTGGTCAATGCTGCCTCTGACTTACCGCCGGTATTAATAATATTAATATTCGGAATATTTACTGTATTATCTAGTATAGTATTAGCAACAAAAGTAGTATTACCTGGCATACCAAATTGCACATACTTCGTATCAGCATCGTACCTTACGTTATAATTATTTGTAGACCAGAACCAACCAGCTGAATCAATACAGGTAGGTTTTTCTTTTACTAAATCTGGTGTATCTACCAATCTTGAATCCCGAAAGAGAGTCTGTGAACATGTAGTGTAATCACCTCTACCGCGAATCATTAACAGGCCGCGTCCTCTGAACTTATAACCATCACCTGATTCTTCTGAACCATTACCCAGTATATTGCTGTACGCTTTATTAGCAATCTTTTCGGGATTACCGGCGTATGATACAGCATTTTCTACTGTAAATATATTAGGCCATGTCTTTACTAAATCTTCAGCGCTGTAGCTTAAGTCTTCTTCCATTTCTGTAAATCGTTTTGTCATGTAGGCACAATGAGTAAGAAAAGAAGATATTCTTATTGCACTGTTAATTTCGTACTGATCCATTGCCGCACAAAGAGGCTCGTACCAGTTCTCGGACTCCCCAGGCTCTCTTATTAGAAGCGATAGCTGGGCTAAGGTAAAGTTATAACTCATTAATATTCCTTATGTTAAGATCTCTACAGCATGATCATAGTGCTTAATACGATCCTCAAGCCCAATTGTTCCGCCGTTAATTTTTTTAGTCATTGTTGTTAGATCACCAGAATCTGCAAATTGGTTTAATTTATTTTTATTCCAAAACCAGCAAGCAGAATGAATTGCATAATACGGGTCTAAAAGAAGATCAGGGTCTTCTAAAAGAGACCCGTCTTGAAAGAGTGCTTGAGAACAGGTTTTATAGTTATCCTTACCTGTTAATTGAAGAATACCACGGCCCCTGTACTTGTACCCTTCACCAGTTTCTTCCGACCCATTACCCATTCTACCACCGTAAGTCTTATTAGCAATCATTTCAGGCTTACCCGCATACTGCTCGGCTACACCTGGTGGAAATCTTTGTGGCCATAACTTAGAGAGTGTGGCTGCTCTATAGTTTAGGTTTTCTTCTAAAACAGAAAAACCACCAGATTCATGTGAGCACTGAGCTATAAACGCTGCAACTCTTTCAACGGTGTTTATCTCGTATTGCGGTAATGCTTCACATAGTGGCTCATACCATGCCTCCGGTCCTCCAACAGCGTTTGGTATAAGGCTTTGTAACTGTTCTAATGTAATATTCATTTGGTTATTCTTTTGGCGGTAGGGTAAAAGGGGGATGGGGATGTAGAGCCCGCTGATCTACAGTTTTATTTATATAATCAATTCCTGAATATTCATAAAATCTCTTTAAAACATCTTCAGGTAACGTTGTTATCAACTTTGATAATTCAGCGATTGACCTTAATACATCATGTGACCTTCTGAAATTACTTACAACCTGTTCAAACCATACTTTTGTAATATAATTACCCGATTTCATATAATGGTATGTTACAATTTCTTTTGGATGACATAGTTGATACCCTGCTGCAAAAGAAGCCAGACTAAGCCACTGTTCTTCCCCTTCAAAGTGAATTTCAATATTGTTACCTACATCTCGTACCCACTGTGACGGAAAGACAGTATTACCTGCGCATATGTGGAATGCATCCCGTATCCCTGGTCCTATAGGATCAATTTGTCCATGAGCAGATATAATATACCCATTGACAAATGCATTTGTCATATAATACAACATGTGACCTGTCGCTCTGTAACTTATATCCTTAGTACCTTCATAATATAATTCTGGGCCTTTAGAAATACTGTTATCCTCAAGAACATCGTACCACTTACACGGCGCAGTTATAATTACTTTTTTAGTATTGTACTTAATAATTGCATCCTCATAATCGCTTATAAGGGTCCTATCCCAATCTTTATCAAAAAGCATATGGGAGTCAATTTGATAAAGTAAATCATATTCATCAGGAGATAGTTGATATTGGTTAATAGCTCTAGCCCACCCAGCCCCATTAGAGTATTGGGGATCAATTCGTTTATATATAATTTCCGCTGGCCTTGGCCCGCCATTCACTGACCTAAGTGTGTTATTTTCGTACGCGTCAATAGCTTCTTTAATATCAGGATACTTTACCGGCAGTGAGTCTTCAGCAACAATCTGCTCAAATATTCCAATAACTATTCTATTCCTCCCACACCGCCCCTGTATCAATGACATGACTGTACTGTACAGGAGGGGGTCTCTGTATGAGCATAGAGAGACGAAAATTGTGTATGGTTCTAATCTCATAATAGTTCTTTCAAAATAGTTTAAGGGGTAAGATCTTCGTATCTAAGCTTAGCAATAATATAATCTTTTACTAAAGAGCTTCTTACAATGTCATCAGCCGTAAACTCAACCCGTGTAAATGCACCCATGTGTAAAGCAATATCAAAGAATTTTAAAATACCTGTTTTGTCACCTGACTTGCGAAGATCAGTTTGTCTGTAATCACCACACCAGATGATCTTTGATCTGTAACCAACCCGTGTCATGACGGTATCTATTTCTTCAAAGTTCATATTTTGCATTTCGTCAACAATGATAATAGCATCATCAAATGACATACCGCGAATAAACGATGTTGAAATAAACTCTACATGACCTTGTTCAACCAATCTATCGTAAGCATCTTTACGATCAAATAAGGTATGGCATATTTGGCGATACGGCTGTTGATATATTTCTAGCTTCTCATCTACATCACCAGGTAAATGACCCATCTCTCGCGACTGGACAGCTGACCTAACGATAATAATTTTATTGAAGGGGTTGTTCTTATCTAATACTTCCTCTAATGCCTTATAACAAGCAATAAATGTTTTTCCTGTTCCAGCAACACCATGTAGTGCTACAAAGTAATCACCGCGGGCATACGCGTCGTAAAATATTTTTTGATTTTCGGTAAGTGGATCGAAGAATTTAAGGTGTTCAGTTTTTAATCTTAAAGTATTTGTAACGGGGCGTGGTGCTGTTTGTTTTTGTGGGTAGCCTTCTTCATGTACGACTGCCAGTTTCGCTGCTCTTTTTGTGGACATATAAAACCTTAAATGAAAAAGAGCTATAGATAAGTATAGCCCTTATGGTTGAATGAAGTAATCACTTGAATCATTTTCTAGATAGTTTATCCGATAAGTTACTTCTGTAATTAGCAGCATGAATCTTTGACAGTACTTCCTTAAACCCATCGTCTGGCTTTTTAATACCTAAACGGACAGAGTCCCCCATAGCCGGAGCTCCCATGAGGACCTCTAGGTTAGGATTCTCTTGGAGATATACTTCACGATTGTCCCATGACATCATTTTGTCATAGACTTCATCTGTATTCTTATTACGAAAAATATATGTCGGCATATGTTTATTTATATTACTCTGTAGGTTCAAAAAGATGATCAATAGAATGAACGTCAAATGTATTATCTGGATTAATCTCCAGCATCTTACCTTTTGCTACTTCTAGATCTTCAATAGAATTATATACGCCAACGTGAGAGGTCTTTTTAAGACGGTTCATTTTATCTCGTACCTGCATCTCTAGATTATAAACTGTATGCATTTTATGTAATATTACCCAGACTAGTTTCCCCGGTCAACTGTTCATACATGGTCTCGAACTCCTCATGTTCGGCAACCTCTTTTGAGAAGTTTTGCTTATGATATACTTTAGCTAGTTTACGAAGAGTCTTTTTACTCATTTCATATTCTTCACATATGTTACCAATAGCTTCCTTGATAAAATCTCGTTCACCATCAATCCGTGCCATGGATGCAGATAACTCATCCATACATTTCTTAATAGCTTTACGGGCGGTGGGATCGGAAGGCAAACTCATTATATACTCCTTAGTTTCAATTCTTCTTCAAAAGCTTGTCTGTATGTCGGATGCATACGAGATTGGGTATCTAGGCAGGCCTGAATATGCCCGGTATTCATGTCTTTAAGTGCAATGTAGGTTAAGGGCTGATCACCGTTGATACCATATGTACCCCATTTAAGTACTTCACGTACTTTATCGTGACCATCAGTTGTATAGACACTTATCTCTTCATAAGGAGCATCGTCGTGCACGTTGCGTCTAACATAATCATGGCCGCCATCCACCATATACTCTCTACCATTTTTATCTTCATATACAACATAATCATGTCTATGTCTAGACTCTAGTACAGTACCATCAGGGGTACGGATTGCATTATATATTAATGTACTCATTTTATCTCCTCATTTGCGATACTTCGACCGCGTTATCATCACTAAAAATAGGAACTAAGTTAGACTTATGCATCGTAGCTACACCAAGCATCTTATCGCCCGTATACCACATAGTAGTCTTACCAGTATTAACAGCACCCTTATGACCGGTATCTAAACTAGGATACCGAACCGTCTCACGAATAAACGGCTTATAGACAGTACCAGGTAATTCAGTATTATAAACTACTACTTTTTTCTTAACCTTACCCTCAGGTTTAATATCGTATTGAGCACACCACTTAGCATACGCCTCGCGCTCGGCTTTAGGCATAGTCTTAGGTTTAACTTTTGACTTAGTATTAGAATAGATCATAATATATTATAGTATACTTTCAGTCGTAAATCAAGGTTTACGGTTACGTAACGTTGTCAGCCTTACGTCGAACGATCTCTCTGGTGACGGAATATCAGTACTTACAGACCAGGGGGTTACGGGATCTGCTCGTCGAAAGAACCTATGCCAGAGAGACTTTATACCAAAGGGTCTGTCGTTACCTTAGTAACTTTCTCTTTTTCAGATAAACAATTTAAGTATACTTCCCTAACCATGTCTTCCTTAAGACTCTTAAACTTAGTACTTAGTTTACCGTCTTTTGCTAAAACTAACACCTCTGCCTCCGACCAGTGAAGGCCTTCAAGCATACTGACAAATAGCGTTTCTTTCTTAAACTTAGGTAAGTTTGTTTGAGGGGTAAGCCAGATGTAAAATCTTCGGTATTCTTGAATAAGATTAGTCTCATGGTACCCAATAGGCTTATCTAGATCCTTTTTATAAGGTGGTTCCCCTTCGGGTAGATCCATCTTTAGTTTAGGATCAAAATTTAACCTCATAATAGTACGGAGTACCGGGGTATCATTTTGCTTGAGAATGGCTAGCTTCTCCTGCTTTGTCTTAGCAGCTTCAAAATTATTTAAAATTTCAGATATAAGTAAATTCATTAGAACTCCTGTGTATGTTCAGTCATTTGTTTCATTCTATTTTTTATAAAATAATCTAGTAATTGACTACGGTCTTTTATAGGGTAATTTATAAAGGTATTTATAATCTGTTCTTGTATGGATTTAGGAATCATGGACAGATCAACCAGCATTTTGTTACGGTGATAATTTCGAACAAACTCATCATCCGTTGGCATGGTGGTAGGATCAGCCATCCATTCCTCTAGCTTCTTTGTAGAGATAGGCTTCTGTCTCTCGCCAGATACAATACTATCATCAGCAGATAGTACATTCGGTACCCCGTCACCTTTATCCCCTCTGATAATGTGCTCTATAACACATTGCTCGGGTGGGAGTTCAGACTTAACAAATTTCTTTTTAATAGGCGAATATTGCTTGACGTGTTTATGCACTTGGAGCTGATTAAAGTCGTGATCACCGGAGATAATTAAAAACGGGGCTGGTTCACTAAACAACGTACCTTCCTTAAGATCATTATCTAAAGACCAGTACACTAATGCAGCAATAACATCGTCTGCCTCTGTACCCTCAACTTCAATAACCCGGTACGGAAAGACAGCCTTCAGCTCCTCTTTAATAAGATTAATCGAGTCAAATATTTGCGGCCAATTAAGACCAGAACTCTCTCTCGCTTTTTTACGATTGGCTTTGTAATAAGGAAATTGTTGCTTACGCCAGTACTTTCTGCTGTCACAGGCAATTACCACCTCGCCAAACTCCCCACCGAATCTAACCTTATGACTTCGGATAGTATTAATAACCATGTGTCGAAGAAGATTTACATCAATTTCAACATCACTTCTTGTACCTATCTCCGCCATTAAATTAGATATAATCGTTTGACTATAATCTATTACAACCATTATTTAAGTACTCTCAATATAATACATTCTTCATTTATACGACCTGTAAGATCGTACCCCGTCGTAGTTAGCTCGGTCAATATCTTACGCAGTTGTACCTTACTTGCATTTAATACAATCTTAAGAAAAGCCTCAGGTCTACGTATAGACTTTTGTTCACTCGTCTCCGGATCATAGTTCTGTAATGTAGTGCCCTTGACCTGGATTCCTAAAGAGGAATCAGTTCTATAAACCGCTAACCTTTTATACTTACAATTGTATACCCATACCTGGGAAGCACCAACTATATCGGAAGGTCTTACTGATTTAAGACCAAGATCAGTATCTTCTATCTTGTATTTAATCTTTGCAACCTGAACACCTGCAGGCTTTACCTTTGTAGCTCTAGGTTTACGGTTAGCTTTTTTAAACTCTGTATACCGCTCTACATCGGTAACAAAACTATTAAGCATTTTAATTAACTGGGCAAGTTTCCTCTTTCCTAGATACCCATACGCCTCTTTTAGTTCCTTATCATCAGACTGATATGCCTCGATAAACTCTGCGGCTTTCTTACGGGTCCATGTATCAATATGACTACAGTAAGGCTTCGGGGTAGAGGAAGCTTTAAGATACGAAAGCATATCAAACTCAGTACCTGAAGTAATGAAATCATCAATAGCTCCTTCTAACTCTCCAAGGGTTTCAGCAATCTTTTCTTGCATGTAATCTTGGATAGTTAACCGAGTAACTTTTTCGACTTCAACTTTAACTACTTTATCAATCGTTAAGGTGCTGATATAATTCTTTAGTCCTTGAACGTGCTGTTCTTGAAGTACATTACCGTTTAAAAGTATCCGTGCTACCCAGCCGTAGGTTGTGCTAATTTTGTTATCAGGTACGCTATCTACCGCTTTTAAATCTTGCCCGACACTCTTTATATAAGCCCGTAAAAACAGACGAGCTTCTTTTTTTCCGTTGTCTTGATTATAGAAATTGAAAGCACGTGATAGCGCAGATTTATAATTACTTAAATCAGGTGTAATGCCGTGAGGCTCACTCATAATAACTCTACTCATCGACCTTCCCCTAAGTTAAATCTAATCTCAGTAACAGCATCATAACGGAATGATCGCCATTCTTTTTTATCAATATCATAAACCGGGCATGTATCTTCACTCACGGCCTTAACTCGATCGGTCTTCTTTTCATAATCTAACGTCTTACCTTCTTGCAAGGTACAATTCATGATACGAATAGAACCATCTTTCTTACGAAAATGGATATTAACATAATGCATACGCAACACACCACCTAACCATTCACGAAATACTTTTTGATCTTCTTCATTTGCATTAGAATAGTAGGTAGGCTCGTAAGCACGGGCTTCAACTTGACTCATAATTAACTTCCAGTTCTCAAAAATAACGTCTTACCATCAGTGGACTTTTGAAAGTCTTCAATAAAGACATGATGCTTATCTTCTGATTCAATTATAGCTTTATCTGCGGCAGACCACAAGTCCCACCACTTAAGGTTACCACCGGGTAGAGGAATCGATACTGATCGTTCATGACCCCAATGGTCTTTATAAACAAGAGTCTCAGCTTCAAAGCCAGAGAGATCGTACATATTACTTACTTCATAGATAGACCAAATAGATCTAAAGCTTGCATCGTCTTTAATCTTATCAAAGTAACTAAATTTAACATCAAAATCATCAGTCATGTAATCTCCTTAACATATGTTATTATAACATAGAATTGAGTTACGGTCAAGTTACTTCTTAAAGACCTTATCAAGTATCTCTTTAGGAATTGAGTGGATTCGCGATCGATCAATGTTTATTTTATCAGTATTCAAAAATTTACGGTATAACTCTTTACTCCACCCCTCTTTCTCACCCTCGGGATCCGTAACGGTTTCAGGATAAGAGAATGAACTCTCAGCAGGGGTTATTTCAGGCGGGATATCATCTGTAGGACTATGAGTTGGTGCAATGGGTTGTACATCTGGTGGTTTAGGCTTTAATTCAGGTTCCACCACTTTAGCATGTATTAGTCTGGTACCGTTACGTTCACGGATGGAAAAGTTAGCAGCAATAAGTAACAGGATAGCGAGAGGATCAAATACGATAATCAAAGCTATAATAACCCACGTTACAGCTTTCTCTAGGATATCCTGATCGGTACTCCCGTAAAAGAAAGCAGCTATGTACCTAATCGGGCCAACCTCGGCTTCGACTTTCCTAAGCTCCGTGGCAATAGGTGCTCTTTCTTCATTATACCCTGCAATGAGTTTTTGCGACTTTTCGTTATCTGCAAGAAGCTTACTACGTTCTTTCTGTTGGGCACGTCGAATTGACACTGCTCGATCTGCACCCGTTTCTGAAGTTGAGCGTGCCATGACTTGATCCACTGCCTCATCAAGCTGTTTAAGTGCCTTGCGATTAACATCAATATTCTCTCTTTCAATTTTTATTTTTTCATCAAATAAAGAAATCTTTGCCGCTGTCTCACCATTAGGTACACTTTGATCTAAATGTACTTTACTCAAGTATCCAAATATACCCATGGAGGTAATTAAAGAAAGAATTACTGTGGCAATTACAAAATAGTATTTTAATAACCTAGGTGCTACCTCCCAGTTTCGATATATCCAGGATGCAGTTACTAGTTTCGCAACTTCAAGCGTTATACCCATTGTTGCAATTGGTACAGGTGCAGAGGCAAATATAGCCACTAACCCAGCAATGGAGAAATAAGCTGCAACCGCAGACACTGCCAAAGCAGAAAGTAGTGTTAAGAAAATTAATATCATAACTTTACGTGGTTTCGATGGATCTTACATTGTATGATTCCATTATACCACTTATCCTTATTCTCGAGTACCCCTCTAGAGAACTGCTCTTTTGCTTCCAAATAATTTGTTGTACCCTTACTCGGACACAAGTATATTATTTCCCGCATAAAATTTTCTTGGCCCAGCTCATTAACATCTGCCTGCAGCTCATCGGAGGATGACCAGTACGTCTTCCAATCTGATTCGATTTTAATTCTTTTTCTAACCTTATTGACTTGCTTTCGTCTTAACGACCAAAAAAACTTCTTGCCGATATACTGCCTACCGGTTTTTAAGTTTGTGATTAAGTATACAAAACCATAGTGAGTTCCGGGTTCAGGGAATACCTCACCGTGGTATGTCCAGTCGGTCATTCGAATTCGTCCGGTTCCTGTTCATCATCGTCATCGATTTGTGCACTGCAGAATGGGCAGAAGTTTACTTCAAAAAAAGATTCATCTAATGAGTGTTTTATTTTAAATGCAGCCTCACAGCTGTCACAAGTATATGCTTTATACAATTTTATTTACCTCTATGTTACAGGCTTGAAGAAAGTCCAGCCCGCGTGTATCACGATATATATCCCTATAATAAACAGATTTTATTCCTGACTGATAAATTAATTTAGCACATTCAAGGCAGGGGGCATGTGTGACAAAAAGATCAGCACTGTCAGTTGAATTAGATGATCGTGATACTTTAGCAATTGCATTTGTTTCAGCATGCAATACCTCAGGCTTGGACATAGTTACTACTGTACCAGTAAAATCGGTGTGCTTAATTATTTCACAGGTGTTGTCCCAACCTGAAGGCATACCGTTATAACCAATACCAATAATAGTATTATCTTTAACAATTACACAACCCACCTGTAGACGTACAGCTGTTGACAGCTCAGCATAAACCTGAGCTACCTTCATGTGAGCTTTAATATATTTTTCTTTCAAGCAGCCTTACCCCAGACCTCATCCCAGGTACCGGTGTGAGCGGCTTTAGCATAATCGGTCGCTCTATTTTCAAAAAAGTTAGTATGCGTAGGTGCATTAATCATTTCTTCAACCCAGGGTAATGGGTTTTTCTTAACCTTCATAATACCCTTAAGACCAAGGCTAATGAGGCGACGGTCAGTAATGTACCTGATATAACGCTTTACATCAGCGGCCTCCAAATCAGCCATAGGTCCTAGGCTGAATGCCAGATCAATAAACTTATCTTCAAGTTCAACCATTCGTTCAGCAATTGTATATATCTGACCTTTAAGTTCATCGTTCCATATCTCAGGGTTCTCTTGAATATAAGTTCTAAATAACTTAATCATAGATTCACAGTGTTGTGTTTCATCAACAATAGACCAAGTTATAATCTGACCCATGCCCTTCATTTTACCGTGACGTGGAAAGTTCAGTAACATAATAAAGGAACTAAACAGCTGCATTCCTTCGGTGAAGGCGGAAAATACTGCAATGTGTTTAGCGGTATTTTCTTTAGATGAGTTTTGTTGTGAGATTTCTAATACATAATCATGCTTCTCTTTCATCTCTGCATATTCCATAAACTCATTATACATAGTTTCTGGCAGACCAATGGTCTCTATAAGATGCGAGTAGGCGGCTATGTGTAGTGCCTCACGTGCAGCAAAGCCAAGCAGCATCATCCGAACCTCTGGTTGTGGGAAATAAGGTAGATAGTTATTTACATATCCACCTGCAACATCTATATCACCTTGAGTAAAGAATCGAAAGATGTTAGTCAAGAATGTCTTTTCTTCTTGAGTAAGCTTCTTCTTCCAATCCTTAACATCCTCTACCATTGGTACTTCGGTGTGAAGCCAATGACTTTGCTCATGCTTTAACCATGCATCATACGCCCATGGATAATTAAACGGTTTAAAGGAATTACGTTCATCTGTAAGTATACTTTGATTTTTCTTTGACATTTTATTTTCTGTTAATTAATTCGTTTACAAACTCTAGTAATAATTTATGATGTTCACCGTTATGATATTTACCCTTTAACCAGCTGTAGCTATCATACCAAAATTGTTGACTTTCAGGGTGGCATCCTATCAGCCCTATATTATTTTGTATAATTGCCATTGGGTCATCATTAGAGTACTTTGCAATAGTATCGTAGTACCCCGGTCCTGTAAAAGCACACCCATCGTACCAAAACATATTCATAGGTTTACCTAACCACTCTATTTTAATGTTCTTTGCATGTGGTCTGCGTGTATCGGTATTAGATTGCTTTAAGTACTGTACGGCATCAACATCATCTAGAATATTAAAGTAATGTTTACCAGCCCAATAAGCACCCATACAAATACCGAGATAGGGTGTCCCGCTCCTAACATATTTAACAATCGATTCACCATTATGTTTTAATAACGTATCAAAGGAATCCGAGTGACCAAATCCCCCTGGTACAGCTATTATGTCAACATTATCAAAAAAATTATATTCAACTTCGTTTTTTGAAAATAGCTTAAATTTATAATAATCACCTAAAGCGTTAATAATACCATTGCTACTTTGTACGGAGCACTTTGGATCACATACAAATAAAGCTATTGTTTTCATCTAGCCTTCGCAGGCTAAACAAACATCACCATCAATAATTGCCTTCATATCCAATTCTTTAATTACTTCTCGTTCAATACGTTTAGATACTTTATCTGCCTTACCAATCTTTTCACTACGACAATAGTACAAGGTCTTAAGTCCTGTTTTCCAAGCAAGGAAATGGACGGCGTGTAGATACTTAATATTAACGTCTGGCCGGAAGAACAGGTTAAGTGATTGTGCTTGATCAATATATTCTTGGCGATCGGCGGCATGCTGTACAAGCCATCTCTGGTCTATTTCCATTGACGTTTTAAATACATCTTTCTGCCATTGATCCATCCATGTAAGGTGTTGTACTGAACCATCGTTTGCAATAATGCTTGACCAAATTTCATTGTAGTCATCTTGTGATACTATATCACCATCACCAGACAGGTGTTTTTGAATAACTCTATCTAACCACTTGTTCTTCGTCAGATGAGACCCCGAAAGAGTGTCTTGGCGATAGGCATTAGCACGGTATGGCTCGATACTAGGAGAAGTATTACCCATGATAATTGAACTAGAAGCATTAGGAGCAATAGCCATAAGGTGGCTAAAGCGCTGCCCACTCCCCACTGCATCAGGTGCTTCTCCGCGAAGTTTTCCAAGCTGTTGATTAGCTTCATCTAGTTGCTCCCTGATGTGTTTAAAAATTTGTCTATTTCTTCCGACGGCCATAGGTGATTCAAAAGGGATTCCGCATTGTTGGAGATAAGCATGGAAGCCCAGAGCACCGACGCCAATAGAGCGCTCACGTGTGGCAGAGAACCTTGCACGCTCAACGGTGGTAGGAGCATTATCAATAAAATACTGAAGTACATTGTCAAGCATTTCAGCAACATCATTAAGGAATAAAGTATCATTTTTCCACTCATCATAGTACTCCAAGTTTAGAGACGATAAACAACAGACCGCAGTTCTCTCTTTATCTGTAGGAAGAATAATTTCTGAACACAGATTAGATTGACGAATTTTTAAACCAAGTTTCTTTTGAAACTCTGGCATATGTTTATTACTCGTATCGATAAAGTGTAGATAAGGTTCACCGGTCTGCATACGCATATCAAGAATACGTTGCCAGAGTTCCCGCGCAGACACCACCTCTCTTACTTCACTGTTATGTGGGTCAACTAAGTTCCAAGAATCGTCTGCGTCTTTGTCAATCATACTGCGTTCGACCAACTGCATAAACTCATCGGTAATATTAATACCATGATGCAAGTTTTGGGTCCTCATATTGGGATCACCAGTTGGTTTTCTCATCTCTAGAAATAAGAGAATATCAGGGTGACTAATATCAAGGTATGCAGCATAACTACCACGGCGAGTCCTACCCTGTCGGTAAGCGAGACTTGAAGCATCATAAGTTCTAAGATGAGGCATAACCCCAACGCTCTTGTCATCTGATGCACGAATTCCAATTCCAATTCCAATTCCTCCGCCCAGCATGCTGAGCCAATTTACTTCGGATAATGTGTTAACGAGACCAGCGCTAGAGTCATCAAGGTAAGGTAGGAAGCAGCTAATAGGTAAACCCCTCGCCGACCTACCAAAGGATAGGATAGGAGTAGAATAGCTGAGCCAATGCTTAGAAGAATAATTATATAATCGTTGCGCATGTTCTTCATCCGTTCCAAAAGCTTTTGATACAAAAGCAAATCTCTCTTGTGGTGATACCTCATCATCACGCATATACGATTCTCTAAGACGTAATACACCCAGTGTATCAAACAAGCCGTCGCGAGAATAGTCTACCACAATACCATGTACTGTATTCATACTTTTATTTTTCCTACTTATTTTTTTTATTTAATAGATTCAAAAATCTTTTTTTGTGACTGATACCATTCAATCCAGGCATCGTGCTTGATCACGCATTCATAATATGTTGTGTAATTGTATGTAATGTTTTTTGCTACTTCACTAAGTTTAACATCTTCCCCTAGCTGTTTAAGTGCAGGGCACTTCTGTAATATTTCATTTGGTGCTTCTGGAAACTTAGCAGTAACCGGTACTGTGGTTGAACAGCCGGTGAGTAGTAAAAGAAGTAAGAGATATCTCATCTTATATCCCTGGCAGCATCGTTAAGGGCTTTAACAAACTCGTTAGGAATAACACAGGTGTTATCGTATTTAGTTATTTCCCGGTCAACGTACTTAATAATATCTTCACCGCGCTCTTTAACTATTTGCTGCTTGACAACAACCTTCTGTACTATCTTAATAGTCTCTTTTTTGCTCTCTACTTCAGCTGCCGCCACCTTATCTTCCATCTCTTTTACTCTAGAAATCCATTCAGCATTATTATACAATGCGCCCTCGAAGAAGAGACTTAGACACACTACTACAAATCCAACTATTTGAATTGGAAAAGAATAAGTATTAACGAAAGGAATTCTTTTAAGGAGTATACCGGAGAGAACCGCCAGTATGCCGACTATACCGATTATATGAAAGAAGCTAGCAGGAAGAAAATTTAATATCCACATTGTAGGTTATTTATTATTAATAAAACTTCTTAACATCGCTTCCACCCAATAAACTTCATCTTTGCTGTAAGTCCGTTGAAAGTATTATCTTTAATAATTTTCTTAACATTATGACCAGCTATTACCATCTCATTAATATCTTTTTCTACGATCGTCTGCGGCCACAGAACTATATTATAACCTAGTTCTATATTTTTTTCAATCAACTTGCATACTTCTTTATTGCGAGGTTGATTATCAAATACAACAATTAATTTATCTTTATCAAGACCGGTCTCATTAAGCTTTCCAAACGATGTACCACTTACGGCAATTGCATTATCTAAGAACAGACTATCAATAGGTCCCTCTACAACGTATATAGGTTTACTCTTGTTTACAGAGTCTATACCGAATAAGAGCGGTACGTTGTCTTTAACTTTGATAGTGATGTAACGAAGCGCTTCACCGCGTAAGGCTCTACAGGTAACCCCAGATAACTGATTGTTGCTATCGTAAAAAGGGAGCACCAATCGGGGTTCCTCGCCTTGAATACTTTCTTTATACTTGTCATTTAATTGTACAATATCTTTAATGTTATTAATAAAATAGAGTTGTTTTTGCTTTTCTTTAGGTATCTTTCTACTGTTACAGAACAAAACTACTTCATGGTCTGCCGGCAGTGTATCTACTCTATCTAATATCTTATCAAGTAGTTTTTCGTCTTTATTTTTAAAAACTGGTTCCTCAAATTTAAACTCTGGTACTACATTTGCAGATTTAGTATGACCTTCACTATACTTCTCTAACGCATACTGTGAGTACATTATTGAGTCTTGAGATTTAAGAAAGTTACCAAAACTCAACGATAAGTCACAATTGTAACACTTGTACCGCAAATCGGTTTTATATGCGAAGAAGTACCCCCGCATTTTGTGTCTGTTCTTTTGTGAGTCACCACATATCACGCACCTACAGTTATACGTATTATCCTTCTTCTTCTTGAACAAAGGAAGACGGTTACTTATAAGCATAAGGTATTTTTGGTCAAGGAATACGGACATAATAAAAAAAGCCTCTTAGAGAGGCCTTATTATAATATAGAACTGTTAAAAAGGCAAGTTAAAATAGTTTATCTAACTTAATGTGTGCCAGAACATATCCCATTACTATTGAACCACCAACCATCATGTAACGCCATTTTTCAATAGAGCTTATCTTATCTGAAATAAGCTTATGTTGGTCGGTACTGGCTTTGTTTTGTGCATCAAGCTTATCAATAATTTTCTCATGCTTAACATCAATGTCATTACGTAGATCGTCCCTCAAGTCACTAATTCGACTATGTAACGTTGCATAATTAGAATCAATTTTTTGTTCTAATTTAATTACGCTACCTGCAATAGTGTCGACCTGGGTTTCAAGTACCGATACTCTGGTCTCTGTTTCCAGATCTGCTTTTGACATTGGTTCCGCCATTTACTTCTTCTTACGTGGTTTTTTAGTTGCTTTAATGGCAGGTGTAGTTGTTTTCTTAACTACAGACTCCAATGGTGCAGCGGTGGGAAATGGCCAGGCGCCTGAATTAGCGACCGGGGGTGTTAGTGTAATAGTATCTGATTGGCTCCCAACACTGACATTCATATTATCAGAGATAGAAATAACGACGGTCTCAGGTGTAATTGTTATTGGTGCAGGTTGAGCTTGCTCACCTGATACAGCAGCAGTTGTTGTAGACGATGCTACAATCGTTGCCTCTGTTCCAACAGGTATAACCTCTGCCATGTAGGGGCATTCAGCAGGGGGGTCTTCAACCTTTGGTTTACCTACAAAAAATTCTTTAATTGATTTAAACATTTTTAATTACCTTCTTTCGCTTCAGTAGTGGGGGACGTGTGCTTTTAGGCACACCTAGGGTATCAGGTGTAAATCCGGCTACACCTGGGGTTGCTGCTGCATTGTTAGCAGGAGCTTCTTCTACAAATTGTTTAAAGGTAAACATATTTGTGTTACCTAAAAACTCTTCTGTAATTTGAATCTCTTTTTGAAGATCAAAGTCCAATCTATCCATAAACTGTGACTCTAGGTCTATAGGTTCACTTGTTACATGCGCATGCTCTTTAACTAGAGATAAGGCGGCGGCAAAGGTAATAAGTTTTTTATTATCGACCGGTACCTTTTCAATTATTCTCTTAATACGAAAAATCATTCGATGAAGAATAGAATAAGCGTCACGCTCATTTACTGAGTTTAAAGAACTCATCTTCTTCAACTCTTTACCCTTAATATCAATGATACCAAGTTGATAGGCATCAGTATTTTCGAATGGCGTTGTAAGCATCCGTAAAATACGATAAGCAATGATAGAATCTACAAACCGACCCATTAAAGTTTTCCTAAAGCTTCTGCAACAGCTTCGTCAAGAGGAATTTCATATCCCTCTATCTTCATACTGTTAAGTACAATTGAACCTATCGGCATGTAGCTTAAGAACACCAGAAATGTTTTTAGCTGTGGCCAAAACTCTTCTTCAATCTTAAAGAAGAGCATCTTAGTAGCCGCCTCAGGTCCAAAAAGGTTATATAAAACAACCAGATGGTTTATTATTAATCTCTCCTTAAGCTCACTACCTGTAGTGTATTTCCTAAAGAGTCTTTTTAAGTATCTAAATTTCTTTAAATCATCATGAAATTCTGCCATGCCTTTGCAAGCAGGGTTATCATAATGTTTAATAGCGTATAGTGTAAAGGTTTGTTCAGTCAATTCAAACATATTTTAAGTTAGTGAGGCAGTACCCCCGATAACAAACCATTTGTTATTTGTATACAATAGAGTAGCAGTGTCACCAACGTTATTAAACACAACGTTTGCACTGTTAGCAACATTAGTAGTAACTGTGTATGTACCACCGGCTGTAGCTGTCATAGCTAATATCTTAATCTGCTTATCCGTACCAGTTGGTAAAATCAAAGTACCACCTGATGCATCAGCACTGAGGTGGGTTATTTGTTTGGTAATGTCAATAGTACCTGGTGATGCTAATAGCTGTACGGTTGTGTCCAGGTTAATATTGCCCTTAAGTACGACGTTGGCTGCGTTGGCGAACAACACCGCTGCAGTAACCTTCTTACTGGTACTAGATTGAACAATATACAGCTGATCGCTACCCCCTACGGAGGTAGCTGATACAAGCTCACTTACTTTACTATCTGCCATAATTAATCAGGGAAATTAGTATCTTCGTCGTCGCCGGTGATACCGTTCTTAGACATAGCAACAAGTACTTCGGATTTATTTCTTATCGAACCCTGGCTGGTAGAATAGTTTACCTGGTTTACCCAACCGGTATGTGATGCGTTAGCAATACCAGAGGTGGTGAAGGCAATCGTTGCAGTAGCATTGGTCAGTGGTTGAGCGGCACCGGTGGTAGCAATTACTAGTGTTGTGTTGGCTCTTGCAGCGGCTGTGTACCCCTTACCTGCAGCTGTTACCGTAATAGCCGTTAAGACGTTATTTGCAAAAGTTAAGGTAGCGGTTGCATTTGCTTGTGGCTGGCTTGCACCAGTTGTGGTGAATGTAGCAGTTGTATTAGCTGTAGCAGCAGGTACGTTGGCTGTTCTTTGATAACCAGTACCAGCGGAATTAACTGCAACGCTTGCAACTCTACTTGTACCGGCCTCTGCCGAATCAACACCGAACACTGTTGATGCTGTAACTAGGTTAGCACGTCTTGCAGCAGCAAATGATGTAGCAGCTTCAATTGATTTAGGACCTTGTTGCAAGTATACTGCTTGACCAGTCACAGCAGTTGCAACCGTTGATAGTGTCAGCACGGTATTGGATGTAACAGTCTCTACCTTGTATTTACCGGAGGTAGCAATTGTTACATAGTCCCCGGCTTTAACGTTAATAGAAAAGTATGTACCTGATCCGACTACTCGTGTATTAGCTGCATATGCTGTTACAGTACCAGCAATCAACGTATTATCTGTATTACCCCATGAGGACATTTATGTCTCCTTATTCTTTTTAACTTTATTACCATCGTATTTTAAATAGATGGCGCCCGTAATATATTTAGGCTTCGGGCTGTTGGGATTCTTTGATAAACAGACTTATATCTTGTTTATTGTAAGCCTCATTAGCCACATTAACAGCTTCTTCATCATTGTAATGTTCAAGCGCAGCATTCAAGTAATCAGCAAATGTGTATTCTTCTTGCTCAACTTCTTCTTTAGCAAATTGTGGTAGCTTCTCTTGTTTCTTCCATCTATCACTCAACGTACCGGTTTTAATAGCTTTGGCATGAGCATCACGGATATGCTGATGAGCTTGGTCCTTGGTATCAAATGTACCACCTTGGCTGTGTGACAATTTTACGGATGATGGGTGGGCGTGGTATTTTCCGTCTGGCTGCTTTGTAATTAGACCAATTTCTTTTCCTGAACTAGGATGCGCAACGTGATTTGTAGTTGGATGACTTATATTACCTATATGTGACCTGGACTTTGCCGCTGTTGGTTGAATATTCGCTTCATATACCATCTCAACTTCTTCTCTAGTCATTTGAGAGGAGGAACGCTCTTTACTTTTAATTTTTGAACCCACTTTTAAAGCTCTGTGAGCAAAGTTTCTTGCTGCCATTTTGTTGTCATCCATGTGGGCATCATAGGCTTTATTAGCTAATTTTTCTTTTGCCGACTTCATTGTTTCAACTGAAAGCTCATCCATTTGCTCAACTTCTTCTTTAGTGTGCTTTGCGCCCTGAGTTGTCTTTTTGGCTAAATCCATTGCAGCACTATAGCCTGGTATGCTAGACATCCTCTTCAGGCGCGCGGGATCTTTTTCAGTCTCAGCAGCTGCAGCTGTCAGTCTTCCCTGACGAGCTACGAATTCACTCTTTGCTGTTTGATATGCTTCATCAAGTTCCGCTTCTTCTTTCTTTAACTTATCGTAAGCTTTACCCATGTTCTGTACATCTTTGGCATGTTCTTTTGAACCAGGCTGGGTTTTGCCTTTCATGTATTCAGATGTTTTCTTCGTCAAATAGGAACCTAAAGT